ATGTACACAAGTATTGAGAAGGCCCAAACCTACACGCCGGTATTTCCGGACGTTAGGAAGGCTAAAAAGAACATCGCCGGCAAAGCCCGCCGGATTATGACCACCGCCCTGGGGCGCGAATTTATGGCGCTGACAGCCCGCCACAAGGTTTACGCGCTCTACTTCTGCCTCTCCTTCATGCTCATATTCGCATGGGACGAAGCCCACATCTGGCCGAACGTACTCAACGTACTGAACTTCGCCAATGCCGTCCGGCTGGCGAATAAGACGGTCAAAGAAACGAGTGCCCGAGATTAGGATGCAGCCATAACCACGCACTCACGCCGACGCCACCCGGGAGGGCCGCCGAAGCAACAAGGAGGGACCTGGTCCCTTGAATGGCCGAATTGGGTCCCTCTTTGATTTTACGAATACTTAAAAATACGAGACATGAAAACAACACCTACACCCACACCGGAAGAAATAATCCATATTATGAAAACAGCCTGCGAGGCTCTGAAACAATTCAACGAAAAATATCGCACGATTGACTTTCCCGACGAAACAGAGTACGATCTGGAGCTATGGAGTAGCAACCTACGCTGTCACGCAATCGCACTCAATAGCATGATAATCTATAAATAATTATACCACATGGAAGAAAAAACCTTAAAGGAATTGTGGACCGACCTCGACCCGGAAGCACAAGCCAGACTGCTCGGTCTAATCAGCAAGAACCTTTTCACGACGACCACGACAGCGATGGCATACGTCCGCGGCTACCGGTCCGTCCCGGAAAGAAAGCGCCCGAAACTGGCCGAAATCATCACGAAAAACCACTCTGTAAAACTCAAATTCGCATGACCATGAAATGCGACAAAAATAGCCGGGGCCGCTATATGTTGACCGACATTACAGAGAACGAGTTCGAAACGCTACGACGAGCGCTGAAATCCCACCGGACCGGTCTGCTCAACAAAATTCCAGGAGCCACGGAGAACGTGATAACCGAAGCCGAAGAACAATACATCCTCGCCGGGAAAATGCTGGAGCAGTTCGAAACCCTATAAACATAATCGGGGGGGGGAGTCCGAGGGGACCCCTCCGCAAATCGGAAATAATGATACCACAAGAAGCAATAGATCAACTAAACGACCTCGACATCGTTCGCGTGCTCCAAGACGATGGCCTCGAACTGAAACGGGCCGGTTCCTTATATGAATGTTGTTGCCCTTTCCACGGGGAGAAAACGCCCTCCTTCAAAGTATCGAGCGCCAAGGGCATCGCACATTGTTTCGGGTGCGGCAAAACCTGGGGGCCGATCAACTTCATCATGGAGCGGCGGACGCTGACCTTCGTGGAAGCCTGCCAGCATTTAGGCAATATGTACGGCATCAAATGGGACGAGAAGGAACCCACCCCCGAGGAACTGGCCGCACGCTTCGAACGCGAACAATTATTCCGGGCCAACGATTTCGCGGCCGAATTTTTCCGGGACCAATACAAACTATCCGAAGCCGCCCAGAAATACGCGCAGGGGCGCTGGAGCGACACGATCATCGAAGAATGGGGGATCGGCTATGCCCCGCACAAAAGCGCCCTCCTCCGTCATGCCAAGGATAAAAAGGCGAATATCAACGACCTTATCAAAGCTGGACTTATCAAAGTGAGCGGCGAGGACGGGCACTACTACGACGCCTTCATCGGCCGCCTTATGTTTCCGATCCGGAACCGGACCGGGAACCTCGTCGGCTTTTCCGGCCGCATCATCAACCCGAAAAAAAACGCCGAAGGGAAGGAACCGCCCAAATACATAAACACCTCGGAAACCCCGATTTTCAAAAAAGGCGAAACCTTATTCGGCTATTTCGAGGCCCAGCGCATCGCGGCCCGCCGCGACCTGCTTAACATCGTCGAAGGCCAGCCCGACGTGATCCGGCTGGCGAGCATCGACCAGCAGAACTGCGTGGCCCCGATGGGCACAGCGCTGACATCGAAACAAATCGACCTCGTGAAAAAGATTGTTTCGAAAGTCGTGCTGATCGGCGACAACGATCCGGCCGGGCAAACGGCCATAATAGACCACGGCGAGCGGCTGGTGGCGGCCGGGCTGAATGTCCGCGTCATGACATTATCCGACGGCAAATCCAAAGACGCCGACGAATATTTCAAATACAAAGGGAACACCTACGACGAAGCCCTGGCCCAGAACACGGCCGACTTCGTGGACTTCATGTACCAAAGCAAAATGCCGGGCGCCATATCCCAGAACGACCGGCTCGACGTAATAAACTACATCTGCGGCCTGCTCATATCCTACAACGAAACGCTGGCCCGCATGTACCTCGACAAATTCGGGAAGGAGGACAAGCAGGGTAAAATCTGGAACGAGACCTTTTACAAACTGAAAAACAAACGCCAACTCGACAGCATTCGCGAAAAGAAGCAGGAGCAGGCCGACCTGGTAGAGAAATACGGGTTCTACGTGCAAAATAACTGCTACTACGGAACGGTAGCAAAGGTCGGGAGCGCGTTGCAATGGACCAATTTCGTAATTCGGCCTATTGTGCTGATATGGGACGGCCCGGCCTCCTACCGCATGTTCGAGATCGAGAATGCCAACCACGAAAAGTGCCTTATCACGTTGCCCCAAGACCAAGTAACGACCCTCGACAATTTCCAGAAGAACATCGAAGGCAAGGGCAACTACATCATCGAGGCGGTCGTTGCGAAACAGCAGTACACCCAACTGAAAAAGTACATCTACGAGCAGACGCCCACGGCCCGGGAAATCCAACAGCTCGGCTGGCAGAAGCAGGGCGAATTTTTCGCGTGGGGAAACGGCGCCTTCGACGGCGAAACCTTCATCCCGGCCAACGACTACGGATTGATCCAGGTCGGCGACAAACTCTACTACCTCCCGGCCGCATCCAAGGAGAACCGCGAGGACACGACCACCTACAACCTGCACCGGAAATTCGTCTACGTGCAGCAGAACACCGTAACGCTCGAAGAATATGCCCGGCAATGTATCGACGTATTCGGCGACAACGCCAAGGTCGCGCTCTGCTTCTACTTCACCACCCTATTCTCGGACATCGTGCGCAGCACTATCGAGAACATGCCAATTCTCGATATGTTCGGCCCTCCGTCCACCGGCAAGACCCAAATGGCCCGCGCAATCGTGGCCCCGTTCCAGATCAACGCCGAGTCGATCAACCTCCGCAATGCGACGCAGGCATCGCTGGGCGAGGCAATCGCCGAGGTGTCGAACGCCGTGGTGCATATCGACGAGTTTAAGGAGGACATCGACCCGAAAAAAATCGAGTTTTTGAAGGGTATCTGGGACAATAGCGGCCGCAGCAAAATGAGCATGGACGGCAAGAAGAAGCGTACCATGACGGCGATAAGTTGCGGTCTGGTGCTGACGGGCCAGGAAATGACGACATCCGACAACGCCCTTATGTCCCGAATCGTCATGCTGACCTTCTACCAGTCCAAGCACACCGAGGAGGAGGAACAGCGCTACAAGCAATTCAAAATCATGTGCAACCGCGGCCTTTCGCACCTAACGCACGAAATCCTCCGCGAACGCCGCAAAGTCAAAATCGGGTATCGGGATGCCTACGACCTCACAAACGCCGAACTCCGCGCCCGGACGCACGGCGTGATCGACCGAATCCTCCAGAACTGGAGCAGCCTGCTCGCCACACTCCGAATCCTCGAAACGTCCCTGCCGCTTCCGTTCACGTATGCCGAAACCCTCGAAATCGCCGCGCGGCTCTGCCAGATACAGAACGAGAAGGCCGAACAGACGAACGAACTCGCGGGATTTTGGGCAGCCATAGACTCGCTGGCCAGCCTCGGAAAAATCCAGATGAAGGCCGAGTACAAGATCGTACCGGGGCCAGAGTGGTGTTTCACCAAGAAAAATGAACGGAAGGAACTGCCAGACGGCCGCGAATATCTGCTCCTCTATTTCGGACCCGCCGCGGACCTCTACACGATGCACAGCAAAACCCTCGGTGTGCGCTACCTGCCGAAATCATCCCTACAAGAGTATTTGAAAAAATCCGACGAGTTCATGGGTACGAAATCCGGCGTCCGGTTCCTCCCGCACCTCGGAGTCGGCGGAGGCATCAACGAGAACGAGGGAGCGCAAAGCAAGGTTACGTCGGCTATGGTGTTCGACTACACCCTGCTGAAAGAAAAATACGAAATAAGCCTATCCATGTCTGCTTATGGAACCGGGGACGACTCGGAACCGGTGCCGGAATCGGACACGGAGGACAAACCTTTTTAATCACTAAAATATCAATCCTATGTACAAGGAAAACGAAAAAAGCGAGAACCCGAAGCGGGAGTGCTGGGAAAGAATCGCGGCCGTAATCAAAATGGCCCAAATGACAACCAACGGCTTCGCCCGTCATATCGGGTTGGCCCGGGGCGAAAACCTCTACCAGATCAAGCGCGGGAACAACGGCGTCTCGCTCGACGTGGCCGACCGGATCGTCGCCAAGTTTCCCGAAGTAAGCAAACTTTGGCTGCTGACCGGCGACGGCCAAATGATTAACGGGGATGCACCAGCTGGACCGTGGTCGAACATCGGGACACCAAACAGCAAAGCGTTTTTAGGGTTTGCAGCGGCGCTGTTGCTCCCAGAGTTGATCAATAAATCCGAATGCCGCGACCCCTACACTTTGGCCGTGGATCATGCCGAGAAACTCGTGGCGGCACTTGCAAAGAAAGGAGGGCAACAATGAAATTCAAACTCGTTGCAGCTCGAACGCCTCGGGACACAGATAAACTCAAAAAATGCACCACAGAACTCGAACGTCTGAAGATCATATTCACCAGCGGAAAACCCCGCGCCAGTCATTGCATAGACATTCAAACGATGACGGATTTTTATGCTCCAGAAATCGGGCGTTATCGAATATATCCGGAGGGCCGAAAAGGAGGTTACCGGTTTAAAACGGCAAAAGAGGCATTCGACGCCGCCTGCGAAATGTATAAATACCTCATTCATAAAATCAAAGAATTGGAGGGACAACAATGAAAAGCATCGGTTTTCTCGAAGAATTGCAGCGCGAAGTCGTTGCGCGGCACAAGACGGAAACACGCCGGCTGACAGGCCCGCAGCCAGACGATTATTTACTCAATCCTCGCGGCGATTTCATCCTTCCAGATGGTAGTCGCGCGGACCTTCTGGCCCGTTATCACCTCATTCGTCCCCGGTACAAGGTCGGCGAAGTTATCTATATCAAAGAACCATATATCGACGACCTGGACCCCGACAGGGTATTTTACAAGTACAATCCGGCAGACATCCAAGCCCTGCAAGACCTCGGATATGGAGAATACCTCGACAAACCCGGATTCTGGAGGAATAAGCAATCCATGCCGGCAAGACTGGCCCGTTACTTCCTTCGGATAACGGCCAGGCACGGCGAACGGCTACAAGACATCACCGAAGAAGCTGCAAAGCGAGAAGGTGTACGACCATTTGCCTCCATCGAAGGGCATTACGTCCACTATTGTCCGGAACTACATTTTACCAAAGAAGAGCTCGTAGACGGCTATCCGCATTGTAGCAACGCAATCGCCAGTTTCCAGACTCTAATGGAAAGGCTCGAAGGTCGCGGAATTTGGGAAAAGAACCCCTTTGTGTGGGTGTATAGCTTCGAATTTACAACTGAATTAACAAGGTTCGAACGTCGGCATTATGGACTCAAATAAAACTATTATCCGGGTATTCCCAACCAAAACAAGCGCGACACCCAACGACGACCTCGTCCGCATACACACAACACCTTCTTTGTTCGACGAGGCCGACGAGGTGCACATTTCAGTTACGTTTACATGGGACATTCCTTGGGCCGAGTGGGCCGCGAAACAATGGGGTGCAGTCGCTCCGGTCAAAGTCGGCGGCCCAGCCTATAACGAACCCGGCGGGGAATTCGTACCAGGTATGTACATGAAGAAGGGTTACGTCATCACGTCGCGCGGCTGTCCGAACCGCTGTTGGTTCTGCACCGTGCCCAAGCGGGAGGGTGGGAAGCTCCGCGAGCTGCCCGTCACGGACGGCTGGATCGTCACCGACGACAACCTGCTCGCCTGCTCGCCGGAGCATATAGACGAGGTTTTCGTCATGCTCGCCCAGCAGCCGCACCGCCCGCAATTCACGGGCGGGCTGGAGGCTGCGCTGCTGACCCCTGGTATGGCCTCGCGCCTGCGGAGCCTGCACCCCGCGTCGCTGTTCTTCGCCTACGACACGCCGAACGACCTCGAACCGCTCGTCGCCGCGGGGAAGATACTGCTCGACGCCGGATTCACCAAAGCGAGCAACAACCGGCGGTGCTACGTGCTGATCGGCTACCGGGGCGATACGTTCGAGAAGGCGCAGGCCCGGATGGGCGACGTGTGGCGGGCTGGATTCATGCCTTTTGCCATGCTCTACCGTGACCAGAAGGGCGACTGCGACAAAACATGGCGACACTTCCAGCGCGAGTGGGCCAACCCCACGATAACCGCTTGTAACTGCAAAAAATATTTCGGAGAATGAAACCACTTACACTATCCGACCTTCACACTCGCCAGGCATGGCCGCTTAACCAGAAAATAGACCATACCGTCGGTGCTATCGAGGCATTCGTCAACTATTGCAAGGAGCACGGCCGGGCGCCCTACGCGTCCTTCTCCGGCGGGCTGAATTCAACTGTATTACTCGACTTGGCGCGGCGCTACGTTGATCCGAATATGCCGGGCGTGTTCTGCTCGACCGGTAACGAGTACCCGGAAATCGTGCGGTTCGTGCGGCATACCAAGAACGTAACGATTATTCGGCCGACCATGACCCCGCGGGAGGTCATGGCCCGATATGGTTTTCCGCTTGTAAGTAAAGAACAGGCACATGCCGTGCGTGATATTCAGACCAGTAAAAGCGAGAAATTGCGCAACTATCGCCTTTATGGTGATGGAATTCGAACATGCGGGATTCTTGCCCGCCGCTGGCGGTATCTGATAACGGAACCATACATGACTTCGGAAAAGTGTTACGAACTGCTCAAAAAGCGCCCGTTTGCAAAATACAATCGTTCGACACAAAGCCTACCGATGGTGGGTACAATGGCCGGCGAAAGTAAACGCCGCGAGATGACATACATTAATCGAGGCGGTTGCAATATCTTTTCGGATGATCCGACCAAGACACACAGCGCCCCGTTGTCGATCTGGACAAACACGGATTGCTGGGACTACATCCACCGATTTGACGTGCCCTATTGCTCGATCTACGACGTGCCAGGCATTGACCGTACTGGCTGCGTATTCTGCGGGTTCGGCGCCCACCTCGGGGGGGGGAGTCGCTTTCGCGTACTCTATTCCCTGCATCCGAAACTCTACCAAATGGCTATGAATTACACCAGCAACGGCTACACGCTACGCTACGCCCTCCGGCGGATGGGTGTGCAGCTACCAGACGAACAACCGGAACTTTTCTAAACATGGCAATTCGAATTTTATATGTAGACCTATTCTGCGGCGCCGGCGGAACCTCCACGGGCGTCGAACGCGCCCGACTCGGCGGCCGGAAGTGCGCAAAGGTGATCGCCTGTGTGAACCACGACGCGAACGCCATTGCATCGCATGCGGCAAACCATCCGAATGCGCAACACTTCACCGAGGACATCCGCACCCTGAACCTCGCTCCGCTGAAAGGCCACGTCGAAAAGGAACGCCGGCGCTACCCAAAAGCAAAGGTCGTACTTTGGGCGTCGCTCGAATGCACAAACCACTCACGGGCGAAGGGCGGCACAAGCCGCGACGCCGATAGCCGGACCCTGGCGGAACACTTGTTTCGCTACATCGAGGAGTTGCAACCCGACTACATACACATCGAAAACGTCGTCGAATTTATGGAGTGGGGACCGCTCGTTGTAAAGATTGCCCGCGACCCGGAGACCGGGTCCGAATATTGCCCGCTCGAAATCAAGCGCGATAAACGACACCGCGCCACATCCATTACTCCGGTGTGGATTCCCGATCCCGACAAGAAAGGAATCCACTACCGCCGCTGGGTGCAGCAAGTCCGCGAATACGGTTACAAATTCGAGCACCGCGTGCTCAACGCGGCCGACTTTGGGGCCTACACTTCCAGGGTGCGATACTTCGGACAATTCGCACGGCCCAAGTTGCCTATGGCGTGGCCCCAGCAAACACACGCGAAAAACCCGACCGCTGACCTTTTCTCCGAAAGTTTGAAGCCGTGGCGGGCCGTGCGCGAAGTGCTAAATTTCGAGGACCGCGGTGAGTCTATTTTCGCCAGGCGCAAACCGCTTGTAGACGCGACTCTCGACCGCATCTATGCCGGGCTGGTGAAGTTCGTAGCAGGCGGCGAGGACGCCTTCCTCGTAAAGTGGAACTCCCGGAACCAGAACACGGGTAAATACATCGCCCCAGACCTCAATGCACCATGTCCGACGGTAGCGACACAGAACCGGCTCGGCGTGGCCCGGGTAGACTTCCTTTCAAAACAATTCGGCGGCCAGCCTCAAAGCAAGAATATTCCCGTTACCGGCCCGGCCGGAACCATTACGACGGTCGATCATCACGCCTTTGTGTCCGCCTACTACGGTAACGGCTATAATTCCAATGTCAACCGGCCAGCGCCCACACTGACGACAAAAGACCGCTTCCAGTTGGTACAGCCGTTTATCGCAAACTATTATTCCGGGGGCGGGCAACTCCCCAGCGTGGACGAACCGAGCGAAACGTTGACGACAACGCCCAAACAACGCCTCGTAAACGCTCACTATCTAATGAATCCACAATACCGGTCCGCCGGCGGTTCCGTGGATGCCCCGTGTTTTACGCTGATCGCCCGGATGGACAAACGCCCGCCGTACCTGGTATCGGTTGAGCAGGGTGTCCCGGCCTGGCATATCTGCCCCGACGACAGCCCGGCAATGGTACGGGTCAAAGAGTTCTGCATTCTTTACAGAATCGTGGACGTAACAATGCGAATGCTCCGGATTCCCGAAATGAAGCGCATCCAGGGCTTCGGCGACGACTACGTGCTGGTCGGGACCTCGGAAGAGCAAAAGAAATACCTCGGGAACGCGGTAGTAACCCAGGTAGCAACCGCATGGAGCGAAGCCGTGGCCGCAGCACTCGAAAGAACAGAAACCAGCCGCACAGCAGCATAAATAAAATACAACCATGAAAATCACAATCGAAAACACCGACAAAATCGTTACCCTGAACGGAGTTCCGGCCCGTATCTGGGAGGGAAAAACCGACTCCGGAATCCGAGTCCATTGCTTCATACCCCGGATAGCCGTGAGACGGGACGAAGCACGCATCGAAGAGTTTGAACGGGAATTACAGGAAACGGCCTCCCCGAGTCCCGAAATAGCCGCCTATCCTTCACGCCTAATTATATGACGTCCCGGCAAATCAAAGCGGCGCAGCTCCGCCGCCGCATGGCCATCCAAGCCATGACCCCGCACCGACTGCCGAAGCGGCCGACTGAAGTCGAACGACACATGGCAGACACGGCAGTCGATATGCTCGTATTGATCCAAATGCTACCTTATATCATGGGAGATCTCCGAGAAGCCCTGGAAGCGTCCGGTCAGTATCGCCACGAGATCAAGCGCCGCCATCGGCAGATCGAGGAAATTATTTTTACCGTGGCCGAACCGGCCTACCGGATATTTGCCAGGTTCAATCCCGAAACGGCCCGGGGCTTCCTCGACCGAGTAGATGACCTATATTTCCGCATAAAAAGCAGGTACGGACTGCACGGTGTCGAAGGGGCTGTCTCTCTCCTCGACGCTGCATGTCGGCTGATCGAACGCTACAACCACCAACTCGAACGGACCTATTATTTTGAACACGCAGACCCGCTCTACAAAATTCCGCGGATGCTCGACTGCATCCCCGGCGAACGGCGCGACATGACCGCACAGATAGCGGAAACCCTACAAACCAACAACACCCATGAAAGAAAATGATTTTCTCTCATTCCTCCGAAAGAGGCTCAAAAGAGGCCGCATTATAGAATCTGGAGGAAGCCGGTGCGACAAACTATTCCCCCGGAGCGTTATTTCGTCGCTGGGGGATTTACGACATGTCCCGACTATCGGATTCCCTGCCATTACGTTTCCCGTTATAGACATCACAGACGTAATGGCCCACCTTTCAGCATTGGCCGCCACCGCAAGATCAATAGCTCCCACCATGCAAGAATTTACAGACGCCGTACTGGCACTCCAAGGGCTACCGTGTTATTATCCACCACTCCGGCCCCGCCCCCGGCCGAAGCCGCGTAGGTCCCGGGCCAGGCATCGGCCGACCAGGTTACAGCGCCGCCGAGGACGCCAGGCGAAGCGCAAAACGCGAAAATAGGTAGATATATAACGCGCGAATATAGCTTTTTACAGAAAATCGACCTACAACAACCTACACCGCTAAAAATCAACAAGATGAAGCAAAACAACAAACCTACAACCGACCTACAACGACCTACACACAAACCTACATTTTGATACTACAACCTACAAACCTACAAAACACATTATCACAAAACATTGATTCATAGCACTGTAGGTCGTGTAGGTTGTGTAGGTCGAAAAAACATATCACTATGATAGAAATTGAAGAAATAACCCCGGAAGAACTCGAAATCTACACGACACGACTCGTGCCGAGGTTATTGCGCGTTGCTCCCTATCGCTGGACCCGTATCGACGCCATCGCCAAGGAGGTCGGCCGGTTCATAGATATTTGCCAATGCCTCTCCGATCACGGTTTTTTCAATGATCCCGACGGCTGGCTAATCCTCGAAATTTACAAGGATTCCCTCGTGCGTCTCGACCCTATGTACGTGAGAACACGAACCGCAAATCCTTTACGACTATGCAAATAAAATTCAGACCCGACGACCAACTCTCCTACGACTACCTGCGCTACCTTTTCGACGCCCGCCCAGGAGAGCCGATCCGCATTACCCTCGCCAACGACTTCGGCCGCATGGCCGTAGGACTCTACAAAGTCAGCGACAAACCCGACGACCACCCGGACGACCTGCTGACCGCTACGCTCGTACTCCCACGCCACCAGACAACCTACGCCGCAATGACCCGGTATATCTACTTCACCAACGTAGACACCAAACGGCTCAACATGATTTTGGACGCGCTGTTCAACATCGACCTGGACACCTACTACCTGCAAGGCATCCAGGCCGGAATGCCGAAGCGAGACATCATCGAAGCGTTCGTTGTATCGCGGCGCCTCGTATCCGCCGATTACACCGACACGCTGAATAAACGGACCTATCGTACATCGCTATCCGCCATCCGCCGAAAGGCTGATATTATCCTTCGCAAAGCCCGCTACCATTTCAGCCAGATAGAACCGCCAACTCCGCCGAAAAAGTAGTCGCCGCATTCCTTATTAAAATATTTTAATTTGCATCGCGATTTTGTCAATTTAACTGTCAAAAAAATGCCACAGAAATTTATCGCCCGGATCGGAGTCAAAGCATGGAATGACACGTCCGGATTTTTCCAGGAACTACCGCTTTCCAAAACAAGCCCGCGGACAATCGACATTACATCCAAAGAGGACGACAACGGTCTCTATTGGAACACGAAGGTATCGGCGAAACTCCTGAACGACGTACCCCTTCTGCATGATCCGTGCATTATAAAGGTGCGCCTCCGCGACTCGTTTTATATCATCGGCACGGAGGATATGCCGGCCCGGCCTTTGATAAAGGAGGGCGATCTTCTCGAATTTACCGTCGAATACAAAACAAAATCCCACCCAAAAGCTACTAAAAAGGTCCTTTCTATCGCGCCCGACTGCGAGTAAGTTTGCGAAAAAGATCGCAAATGTTTCGCATCCCGACAACTGAAAACACCCTCCATCTCCTATCTGACGTGCGCCGGGGGCAATGGTTCGTACATGACTACGAATCGTTGCTTCCGGTGGCGTTATCGTTTTTACGCGGTGAGAAAATCCCCGAAGCTGCCATCCGCCCGGTGTTCGAGTTCTCCACCTCCGAGGCACAATTCTCCGCCACAATAGGCAGCGAAGCCAAAGCCAAGCAGGTCGCCGTTATTCCGATCATCGGAACTATCACCAAATACGACTCGTGTTTTACCACCGGCGCTATCACTTATGCCAGGGCGATTTTGACCGCTGCTAACCACTCGGAGGTTGGGGCAATCGTTCTCGACATCGACTCCGGAGGCGGCGCGGGTAATGCTATTTCCGTGCTCAAAGAAGCGATCCACCATGTGCAGGCCCTCGGCAAACCGATTATCGCGCATGTCGATTGCTGCGCCTCCCTGGCATATTGGGCCGCTTCGCAATGCGACGCGATTTTCTGCGACAACTCTCTTTCGGCCGTCGGGTCGATAGGCGGTCTTTACCAGATCGTAGACGACACAGGAAAAATGGAGAAGGAGGGCTACACGGTTATCACGGTCTACGCCGACGAGAGCACCGATAAAAACCTCGACTACCGCATGGCCCTCGAAGGAGATAACACTCTGCTGAAAAAAAATCTTTCCTACAACGTCGCACGATTTCACCAAGACGTGAAAGCCGGCCGACCCGACATCAAGGAGGACGCCGCCGGCGTATTCACCGGCGCCATGTTCCACCCGGCCGAGGCGCAAGCCTTCGGTCTCATCAACGGCGTAATGACACTCACGGAGTGCATCGAAAACGCCGCAATCCGCGCACAGTACAACCACTAATTTTTCAAGGATATGGATTTTAAAAAATTTCTCTCCAATACCCAAATGGGTAAACTGGTTGCCAACTTTATGAAAAAGGAGTTGTCAACCGACGACCAGGGGAAAGTCGTACTTTCCGCGGAGGAGGAAGAGCAGTTGACGCAACGCTTCGGGGCGAAGTTCGTCGAGAAACTGAAGGGGAAAACCTTCTCCTCGACCGATGATAACACTACCGAACTGTTCGAAGCCGCTCTCGATCATGCTCGCCAAGAAGTCGAAACGCATTTCACCGCCCGGATCGAACAACTCCAGAACGACCTGGCAATGTTGGCCGAAGCCGCCGAGACCGCACCGGCTATCGAGCAGGCCGCCAACGCTGCCCAACGGTTCGTCAAGAACGCCGGCACGTTCAAGGCTAACATGGCCCTGGTCCACAACCAGGCCGCCGCTACGTTCTTGCAGTCCGGAGTCATGGCCACCACCCCGACGATCGAGGTGGACGACGTTAAGGCGGAACTCGGCCCGTACTTGTCGCAGGGCAACAACCTCGACGTGTTGCAGGAACTCTACCAAGGTTTCACAACTTCCAAGCATCTGAACTGGAAGCGGGCCGTAACCGAGTACAAGGCCGTCGAATCCGAGGCCACGGATCACGTCATCCAGCAGTTCAAGAAAGAATGGACACCGCGTGGTGGCGCAAATTTCATCCCGCTCAAGATCAAAAACTACCGTCACAAGGTAGATTTCGCCATCAACCCGGCCGAGGTCGGCGAAAGCTGGTTGTTTCACCTTTACGACGAGTCGCTGACTCCCGACCAGATGCCGATCACCCGCTACATCATCGACAAAGTGCTGCTCCCGAAGATCGGCGAGGACATGGAGTTCATAACGGGCAAAGCCAAATTCGTTGAAAGCTCCGACAAAACGGAGGAGACGATGAACGGCATCGAAACGCAGCTCGTAGAAGCCAAGAAAACCCTCGACAAACACATCAACTTCTTCAAGACCGAGAAGAACCTGCTCGAAGCCACCGACGCCGAGGTTCTGGCCGAGATCGACGACTTCGTGGCATCCATTGCCCCGCTCTACAAGTCGAAGCAGATGCCCGTATTCATGTCGGCCGACGTGTACCTCAAATACAAGCGGGCCTACAAGGCGAAATGGGGCGAGAAATCTGGAACCGAGAAGGTCAATTTCGGCGAGGACCGCGTTGACTTCTCGAACTGCTACCTCCAGACACTCGACTGCCTCCACGGCTCGCCCATCGTGTTCTCCACGCCCCCGCAGAACTTCGTCGGCCTGCGCCACAAGAACCCGCCGCAGTTCATCACCGACATCCAGAAGCACGATCGAGAGGTCCGCATCTACATCGAGTTCTGGTACGGCGTCGGTTTCCTGCTCGGCGAGGCCGTGTTCGCCATCGTGCCGGACGGCTACGACCCCAGCACCGTCCTCACGTCTACTCGCGAAGGAACACCCGGCAAGTGGATCGTAACCGAAGCCGACAAAACCGATGCCGCCATAGCAAATCCCGAAACCCTCTAAACCAACTCAATCATGGCTTACGCAGCAAAATCAATAGGACGTCCGGCCGGTGGTGCTGGCAATCCTACCCCCAAGAATCCGAACGTCCTCCTTTTCGACATGGAGGACGTAGAAACCTATCCGACCCGAACGGTCGGAGTTACCACCGCCTCTGAAGGCTTCAAGTTGAAAGAGGGAAAGAAAATGTTCGGTCTCTATCTGACCCCCGGAAGCATCGAGATCATCCAGGAAGCAGAAGGGGATGCCGATGCCCGTGGCTACAAAAAAGGCGTCAAAGGCGAACACCCCGGCAATTCCGTGCAGAGCGAGGATTTTGTCGAATTTTATTCGAACAAAAACCTCGGCGCCTTCGTGCGGGATTGTAACGACAACTCCGCCCGGCTTATCGGAGACCCCTGCAACCCGCTTTCGATGAAGGTCGAATCGACCGAATCCAAGGACGGGACGAAAAAGACTATCACCCTCCAGCAGGAGGTCCGCGACGAGTTCCGAATCCTTCGCTACACCGGTGAACTGCCGCCCGTAATCGATACGGTTCCCGAACCGGCTTCCGAATCTTTATAAAGCTACGGAAATGAACAAAACCAAAACCACACAGAACGAGACCCCCAAGGCAGCAGGCAACACGCCCGCTGCCGGGGCCTCCATCGGTGGCAATGTCCCCACCGCTGACGCAGAGAAAGAAACCCCGACCGCCGAGATTCCCGAAACCGAAGACGCCGCCGAAGCACAGGCCGCCGCAGAGGTAGCCTCCGCCAAAACAGAAATCGTTCCCGTCCTTACTATGTGTAAAGACGTGGTGATCGTCGTTTGCGGAACGCCCGAAGCCCTTCCCCTTCTTACGAAAGCTTGGAAACAGAAAGCCGCCCCGGCCGTTATCCTCCCCCGCGAGGTAGGTTCCGCGCCCTTCGCGGAACTCATCACCGGACTGCTGGCCGAGGAGGAAATCCCGGACACCTTCGTCCTCGTGCCGGCCAACTGCTTCCCCACGCATCGCGTGAACCTCGCCGACCTTATGGCTTACCGCATCCGCCGCAAGCTGACATCCCCCGTGTCATGGGTGGAAACCAGCGACACCCGGCTCCCGGTACTCCTCGAAGCGACCGCCGTACTCAAAACCCTGGAACTTCTCGACAACGACGACACCTTCACCGCGGAGGAGTTTTTCGAGAAATACAATGGCATCGCCCACGCCGGAGAACTGCCCGAGGCGGTCGGCATGTCGTTCGGCAGCACCGTAGCGTTCGCGGATATGCAGACCCCCTGCATGGCGAAAGTCGCCGAAGCACTCCTCCGGAAGAAATTTATCTGCACGACGGCGGAAGGGTTTACACCGATCAAAGAACGACTCGCGTTGCTCTATGGCGGAAAATAACTCGACTGCTGCCGTTCGCGCATGGTTGAGAGCAGGAGCCGAGGTTCAATCGGGCCTCCTGCTCTTTTCACAATTCAGCAGCAACACCCGACTCCCGGTGCTCGTGAAAATGAACCCGGCGAAATATCGACCTCTGCTGATCGAAAAGTTGTGCGCCCTGGCAGGCATCGAGAAAGAGCAAGAACAAAACACTACACCCCGCCGCCGCTTCCGCGACGACTTCCCGTATCTCCGCGATCCGGATTGTCCCCCGGAGTTGAAAATTCTGGCGGCCGATAAAATCACGGCCCACGAGCGTTACATCCAGGCCCATGACCACTTATTCGACTGCACAACCCTCGACGAGTGCTACCAGACCGCCCGGAGCGCTATCGAGAATTTCCAAGAGAACCGCGACATCTTCGCCGAACTCGACTACTACCGCGAACACCATGCAGTTCTGGGGAAACACCGGATTTTCGACCACCTCCGGCAATTACGGAAATTACGCGGGCTGAACATCGTAGCCCTACTGGCCGAACAACGCCGCCTGCGACTGGCAATTTGGCGGATTAACGACGAAATAAGAAAGGGCACAAAACCCCATCTGCTCACCCAACGGGAGCAACGCCGCCTGCAAAAGGAGGACCTTTTGCGGGAGGTGGACAACCTAATTGAAGCCTACAATGTCCGGTAAAATATTAGATACAGCCGTTCCCGAGTTAAATTATCGACGGAACATCATCGGAGACAGTCTGACACCTGACTTGGTGCAAGAACTGCAAGGCTACGGCGCCTTGGAATGGAGTCCCCGCGACATCGCTATTTCTATGGGCTTCGACATCGACCAATTCACGGCCGAGTATAAAGACCCGGACAGCACCGTTTCCCTGATAATCACTCGGGGCCGACTGCAAGCACAAGCCGATATAAGTAAGAAAGTCTTCGAGAATGCCAAACTCGGTGACCTTCCATCTATCCTTCACCTGGAAAAAATACGCCGCGAAAAATCGTTTCAAACCTCGAAACTCGACATCTTCGGCGGCTTCGACGATCAAAAGTCATTCGAGAAGGTATCCGAATATATCGCGGCCGGCCGAACAGCCGAACTCTCCAACAACGAGAAATTATTCATCGACCTGCTTTCGATCATTAACTCCCTGGACCGGCAGTTCGGGAAGCGGGCAACTATAAAACTGCTGACACAGCAGTTCGGCTACTCCTACGACCGGGCCGTGGATTACTACGACCAAGCCGACCAACTGTTCTACTCCAACCGGAACACGACCAAGGAGGCCCTGCGGAATAAGTATGCCGAAATGCTCGACAACATCGCCCACGCAGCTCTCGCAGCCGCGCAGACCCCCAAGGACTACGAGGCAGTCAGCGAGATAATAGCCAAGGCCGCGAAAATCCGAAAACTCGACGAACCGGAAATCCAGAAACTTCCCGCCGCCATGTACCTCCGACAAATCCGTATGTTCTCACTCACTCCCGAAGTGCTGGGGCTTCCGCCCGTGAACCGCCAGGAGGTGAACGAGCAAATTCAACAACTACACATCCCCGAAGTCGAAAAACGGCGCCTCCGTCAAGAGGCTCTGATCGAGGACGTGGATATTATCGAAATGTTCGAGAATGGGAAAGCGTGCGAAAATTAAACCGGAGAAAAAACCGTATGCCGACCTCCAGTTTATGAACTGGTTTTCGCAGTTTTGCGCAATGATAATGCCGCGCAAACTCCGTATCGTGGCCGGCCGCGGTTCGGCTAAAACAACCGAAATACAAGTAGAGCGGTTGATCGAAATGGTATACGACATGCCAGGGGCCCCCGTGGCATGGGTGGCCGACACCTTCGCAAACCTTACCACCAACGTACTCCCAATGGTATTCGAAGCCCTGGAACGGAAAGGGTTCCGCGAGGACATCCACTATGTCGTAGAAAAGCAACCCCCGACATTCACCGAAAAAGAGTGCGCCGACCTGCCTCAATGGCTGAAGCCTCATTTCTGGAAACCCTACAACAAAATTATTTCTCACAAGCGAACAATCATATTCTTTACGGGTCTGAACATCACGTTCGGATCACTCGACCGCCCGGCATCCCTGGCCGGTCGCTCCTACGTGCATATCCTGGGCGACGAGGTGAAATATTTCCCCGAAACGAAAATCGGCAACCTGCTTAAAGCCCGCCGCGGCTACCGTATTCAGTTCGGCCACTCCCCGCTATACCTGGGGGAAACCTTCACGACGGATATGCCGAACACCGGCAATAAGGGCGAATACGACTGGATATTCAAAGGTGCGAAGAACATGGACGCACCCTTCCTCCTCCTCGTATTGAAAACGGCACTCATCGCCAACGACGCCCTGCAAGAATATATCGCGGCAAAGGAAAAGTTTCACCGCACACAATCCGACACGGATCGCCAGGAATATCTGAATAAATACAAAACCGCGAACCGCTGGCGGCAACGCTGGCAGAACCTTCGCAGGCACGAGAAGGCCCAGAATATGTTCATGCTTGTTTCCTCCTACGTGAACATCGACATCCTCTCCCCCGAATGGTTCGCCGATGCTTTGGCTTCCCAACTCGCAGACGTGGAGGCTGCGATATTGTCGATGCCGCCCCGCATCGACCGGGGTCAGCAGTTCTATTGCAACCTCGGGGAACGGCACTTTTACTACGACGGCAACAATACCGCCGTGGAAAATGCTCTCGGGTTCCACGATGCCGAGGACTGCCGGCTCCTCCGACACCTCGACCCGAACCGTTCGATAGATATGGCGATGGACTTCGGCAATATGCTCTCGATGATCGTCTGCCAGGACGACGGCCGCATATTCCGATGCCTCAAAGAATTTTACAGCCTCCCGCCCGAATGGGTAAGGGAGATCGCCGACAAATTCCTCGACTATTTCCGCCCGCACAAACAGAAGGTGATAAAGTTCTACTACGACCGCAGCGGAAACAACTACGGCCGCAGTAAACAGTCAATGGCCCTACAAATGAAAGAGGCAATCGAGAAGGACGGAACGGGAGCAAAAACCGGCTGGCGCGTGCAGCTCATGTCTCTGGGCCAAGGCAATATTCCAATGGCCGACGAATATATTTTCATGCGTGAACTGATGAGCGGGCACAATCCCCTCCTCCCCGAATTGCAAATCGACGCTATACATTGCCGACATCTGAAAGCCGCCCTCGAACTTGCCAAGACCACCGTGGACTCCATGAAGCGAGTCGGCAAGGATAAGAGCGCCGAGAAATCGTCCGACCCCAAACGTCTCGTAGAATCTACGAACTTCACCGATGCTTTCAAATATGCGCTTATGCGTAAGACCTGGGCTGATATAGTCAAACGGGGCATCACAAGCGGCCTACCAGGCGGAGCCGTCGGCGACGTGTCCGTGCGCTGA